AGGCTATCGTCGGCGGCTGCAGGTAGGCGTAGGCCAGATACTCCTGGCCTGGCGTGACCGTCGGCCGGTCCACCGCCAGGATCGACGCATTGCCGGCGGCGACTGCGGTCAGCGACAGGCAGTGGCCACCCGCCAGATAGTTGGTGACCGACCAGTTGATCACTGGGACCTGGCGGGTGACGGACGCGTTGACGACCGCCGCCCAGCCGGTGGCGTCGACCTCCGACGACTCCGTGTTGAAGGGCAGCAGATTGCCCAGGGTCCTGATGGGCAGGCCGAGGTAGACGTTCTCCCAGTAGTGGTTGACGGCGGCGCCGGTCTCCGTGCTGCTCAGGACCACCTGCGCCTGCGCCGCGCCGGCGGGGGCGGCACCGGCTACGGCGACTCGGTGCCAGCCCGACGATGAGCCAGTCGTGGTGAGCGACCAGGTGATGCTGATCTCCCAGCCGACCGCGTTCTGCCAGCGGATCCCGATCCGCTCCCCCACCACTCCGGCCGTGTCCGCGAACGCTTCGTACACGGTGCCGCTGACGACCGGGTAGGAGGAGACGGTGCGGGCCTGCATCTCGCCCGCGGCCACACTTTTCACGGCGAGGCAGCCGTCCCCGTTTCGCCCGCCCGTGCCCTTGACCAGCGTGCAGTTGAGCTTCGGCGTCCACCCGCTGGTGTTCGGGTCGATGCTCTCGGTGGTGATTGAGAGGAGGTTCCCGGGGATCGCCACAGTCGCCTCCTCAGCCCGAGTTGATGACGGAGATCAGTTCCTGGTTGTTGCGGTGGACGCGCACGTCGATGAAGTCGGCGAGCGCCCGGTCCTGGGTGTGGATCTCCACCGTGATCGGGTCGTCGGTGCCGCGGGCCGCCAGGTCGTTGAACTGGCGTCCGGTCAGTACTGGTTCGGGTCGGCCGGTGCCGTTGTAGGCGAGGTTGAAGCCGGGCTGGAGGAAGCCCCCGGCGTCGTACTTGCCGGGCTGGAAGCCGTACCAGGACTGGAACAGGCGGTCGTTGTAGCCGCGGGCTCGGGGGCCGACGACGACTCCGTCTCCTCCCCTCGACTCGACCTTGGTTTTGCCGAGGGTTCCGGCGGTGTGGCCGACGCCGTCGGCTGTGATGCCGACACGGAACGGCGAGTTGCCGTTCAGGACCCATCCGGGCGGGGCGGTCTTGCCGTGGAAGGCGTGTGTTGACCAGCGGCGGTGCGGCTTCTGTCCGCGGATGACGGACTCGATGGCGCTCATGAATCCGCTGCAGTCCCAGCTGGGGTTTCCGTTGCCTGCCCACTGATACGGCAGGCCGTGCTGGGTTTTCGCCCACTTCAGGGCGGCCTGGATCCGTGGGCCACCGATACCTCCGGCGCCCTTTTTGTCGGCCTCCTTGCTGTACCCGAACAGCGTGTCGAGGATCTTGTCGGGGACCTTCCGCAGCAGAGCACCGAAGCCGGTGTCCATGCCGGGGAAAGACTTCAGCAGCGGGTCCACCACGTGCTTCACGCCCGCTCGGGCGGACTCTTCCAGGGTGTCGGCGAGCCAGCTAGCACCCTTCTTGATGGTGTTCCAGGCGGCCGTGCCGGCGCCGACCGTGGCTGATGCGGCCTTGCCGATCCAGCCGAAGATGCCGCCGTCCGCGAACGCCTGGTGGATTCCACCGCTGGCGTAGCGCAGGGAGCGGTCGGTGCCGGTGTGCGGGTTGCCGCCCAGTATGGGGGCGAGGGCTCGGCGTACACCGTCTGCGCCCGACGAGCGGGCGATCTGGTTGAAGTGCGACACGAAGCCCGACCCGACCGCGCGGGTGAACTCCGGCCGCATGATCGCCTCACCGCCGGACAGGTCGAGCGCCCCGCCCGTCGGGGAGATGAAGCGGTGCACGTCACGGCCGGGCGTGTAGCCGGGCAGCACGCCGCCGGCGGCGAATCCCTTCGGGTGGATCGGGTCGAGGGTGGGCGCCCCGAAAGCCTTCGCGACAGCGTTCCAGACGCCTCGCAGGCCCGCGTTGTACACCGTGTCCACGATGAACGAGACGGGCCTTTTGGCGATGCCTGAAATCTGATCCCACGCGACCTTGATCGCCTTGCGGGCCGACTCGAAGCTGTCGCCGACCTTGGCGACCGCCGCCTTCAGTACATCGAAAACGGGCTTGATGCCGTACTTCCACGCGTCGGAGACCGCGCCTTTGATGCCGTTCCAGACGGGGGCGATGACCTTGTCCCTCAGCCACCGGAAGACATCCGCGGCAGTGCGGACGCCGCCCTGGATCGCGGCGAATGTGGGCCTGATGCCCTGCTCCCAGGCGTATCTGACCGCAGCTTGGATGCCCTGCCATACCGGCCGGATGACCCGGTCGGCCAGCCATCTGAAGGTCGGGCCCAGGACGCCCCGGATCAGGGTGACCATCCCGGCCATCGCCAGGACGATCACAGAGACCCATTTCACCGCCGCGCTGATCGCGGAAGCGAGACCGCCGACCAGGAAGCCCGCCAGATCCAGCAGTGGCGGCAGCAGCCACGACAGGACGGTGACGGCCAACTTGAGCGCCAGCCCGATCAGCTCTGCCAGCGGCGGCACGAGCGGCAGGATCGCCAGCAGCAGCACCGAACCCGCGGTCAGCAACTCCATGAACGACGGCAGCAGCTGCAGCAGCACACCGGACGCCAACTGCAGCACCATGCCAAGCAGCTCGGCGAACACCGGGAACAGCGGAGCGAACGCGCCGACGAGGATGATGAGTGCCCCGGTGAGCGGCGGCAGCACCTCCGCGAGGACAGTGGCGAGCAGGCCGACGAACTCCCCCAGGATGGGGGCGATGTCGGCGAGGATCGGCGCCAGCTGCTGGGCGATCGCCCCTGCCATCTGGGCGAGCGGCCCGATGATGCCCAGGAGCGCCGTCGAGATCGCCACGAACGCGTCCGCGATCGTCGGCAGGATCGGCAGCAGCGCCTTCAGTACGGTGGTGACCAGCTGCACGCCGATCGGGATGAGCGGGGCCAGGCCCTCCACCAGGACGATGGCCGCGTCAGCGAAGCCGAGCAGCGCGGGCAGCATCGTGAGCAGCGCGTCACCGATCGCCTTGAACGCCGCGGAGATGACCGGGAGCAGGGGCTCAAGGGCGGCGAACACGACCTCGATGAGCTGCATGCCGACCGCGATGAGCGGCTCCAGCACGGCCATGAGCTGCTTCAGTGCGACGGCGAGCAGGTCGGCGACGAGCTGCGCCACCATCGTCAGCAGGCCGATAAGGGGCGTGAGGAGGGGCTCCAGGTCCCGGAAGACCTGCGCGATGATGTCCGCGACCGCCACCATGACGGGGGTCAGCGCCTGGATCACCTGCATCAGTGGCCCGACCAGCAGGTTGATCAGCTGGGTGGTGACGGCCAGGACGGGCGCCAGGGCAGGTGCCAGCGCGGTGATGACCGCACTGATCAGGGCGGCGATGGGCTGCAGCAGCGGCATCACCGCCTGCACGATCTGCACGATCGTCGTCCCGACCATGGCGAGCGCCGGGGCGAGGGCCTGCACGATCGGCGTGAGGATCGCACCCAGCGTGGTGGCCAGCTGCTGCAGGACCGGGCCGAACGCTGTGGCGAGGGTGGCGATCGGCTGCGCAATCGCCGCGAGGAGCGGCACGACGGCCTGCACGACCGCCCCGATGACCGGGACGATCGCGCCGACGATCTGCGCCACCGACGAGAACAGGCTCCGCATCTGCGCCTGCATCTGCGGCGACGCAAGAATCTTTTCGAGCTCGCCGAAGACTGCGCTGAGCGTGCCGACGATCTCGCCGCCCGCATCGCTCGCCGCTTTGAAGATCTCGCTGACGACGCCGAAGACGTTGCCCAGCAGCGTGCCGAACTGGGAGATGATCCCGAACGCCGTCTCGGTGGCCTGCTGCAGGCCGCCCGACTCGAAGCTCTCGGCGATACCGTCGGTGAAGGAGGTGATGGCGCCGGCAAACTGGGTGAGCAGTGCGTTGAAGGCGGGCTGCGCGGCGACCGCCAACTGCCCCCAGGCGGTGAGCAGCTGTCCCGGGGTGTCCGCGAACACCTTCAGGTTGGCCGTGGCCCCGGCGAGGATCTTGTCGAGCATCCCCGTTCTCGCCATCTCGGTGATGGCTCCGGCGGCGTTCTTCGCCATGTCGTTCCACACGCCCGCCGTGGCGGTCAGCTGCCGCTGCAGGATCGGGATGGTGGTGTTACCGAGGGTCGTGACGGTGGAGTCCAGGCCCTTGAACAGCTCGTTCTGCATGCCCAGGCGCATCGCGTCCCATGCCGGGGCCAGACCCTGCACGGCGCGCACGAAGCTCTGGGCGTTGGGTGCGAGCTTGGCCATGGCCTCGTCGAACGTCGACGTCTGCGCTGCGGCTGCGGCCTGAGCGACCGCCACCGCGGCAGCAGCGTCGGCGACCGCCCGCTGCGCATCCTCGATCTGCCGCTGGCCATCCGCGCGGGCCTTGTCCACGCCGGCCTGCGCTTCTCCGAGAGCCCGCTGGGCGTCCGCGATGTCCCGCGCCGACTCCACCCCTGTGCGGCGGGCGTCTTCTTGCGCCTTCGCCAGGCCGCGCTCACGGTCGGCGACCGTCTCGTTGGCGGAGGCGACCCGCTCGCGGGCGCGCTGCATCTGCTCCGAGCCGGCGACGCCCGCCTGGTTGGCCTTCGCGGTGTCGGCGGACAGCCGCTTGGTTTCCTTGCGCTGCTCCGTCAGGTTGAGCTTCGCCCGCTCGTAGGCGATCCGCAGCTTCTCCATTTGCTCGGGCGTGACGCCCGGCTTGGACTGGGCGGCGCGGAGTTCCCGCTCCGCTTCCTTCAGCCGCAGCACGGCCTCGCGCTCGTCCAGGCGGCCCTCGGCCAGCCGCTGGTTCATGTCCTGCAGGGCGCGCGTGGCCTCAATGCGGGCGCCCGTCAGGGACACCTGCGCCTCGCGGGCGTCCTGCTGGGCGTCCCGCAGGTCGCGTTCGGCGTCGCGGACGGACTGCTGGGCGTCCCGCTGGCGCTGTGCGGAGTCCTCGACGACCCGGGCCAGGTTCTGCTCTGCGTCCGCTACGGCCTTCTGTGCGTCGCGTACCCGCTCGGCTGCCTGCACGCGCGCGTCCGCGAGGGAGCGCTGCGCGTTGGCCAGGCCGCGCTGCGCGGACTCGACCGCGCGGGTGGCGGACGCCGCGGCCTGGGCGTCCGACTTCACCGCCGACGCGTTGAACGCGGCTTTGAAGGCCTCCCCTACCCCGGACAGGCCGAGTTTGAGGGCTCCTGCCGCCGCGCCCGCCGTCGCCAGCGCCGGGCCCAGCATCGCGGCCCCGGCCGCGGCCGAGGAGAGGTTCGCGCCGATCGCGACACCCGCGAGCGCGCCGATCCCCCGCATGCCCGCACCGAACGCCTTCGAGAACGCCCCAGCCCCGCTCTTCCCCGCAGACGATGCGCGGGAGGTGACGGAGCGGGACCAGTCCCCTTCGAACTCCGGCCGGATCGAGACGTATCCGCGTCCGACGAGGACACCGCCAGCAGCCACCGCGCACCCCCTGTTACTGGTTCGCGGCAGGCCGTCCGAACACGGCCGCCAACTGCTTCGCCCCGGAGCCGTGACGGCCCCCGAAGCGGATGACGTTGGACTTCTTCTGCTCGACACCCGGGCGCGGGATCGGGTCCGGCGGCTTCAGCCGGCCGGTCTTCTTCGGGTCGCCGCCGAGCTTGACCGTGGCGAACGTGTTCTCCCGGATGGCGTCCACCGCGCTCGCCAGCAGCTGCCGGTCCAGCGTCCACGCCTCTTCCTCCGGCGTGGCGCCGCGCACCGCCCTGGCCGTGGCCGAGTCCGGCGGCAGATACCGCAAGAAGACACGCAGCTCACGCCACGACATCTCCCCGCGGTACAGCTCCAGCAGGGACCGGCCCGGCCAGTAGTGCGGGATGTCCCACTCGACGGCCTCCCCGTACTCCGCTAGGAAGCGGCGGAGGCCTCGGATTCCCCCGCGTCGACACCGGAGCGCTTCTGCCACTCCTGGCCGATCAGCTCGATGTCGAGGAACGTGTATCCGGCCTTGTACATCTGCTGGACGGTGTCGGCGCCGAGGACGTCCTTGAGGACACCGGTGATGTTGTTGAGGTCGCCGACGCGCTCCTGCAGTTCGAACGGCAGCGACCGGATCGGCGGCAGGGTGAACTCGACGCCGTGCAGCTCGAACACTGTCGGCTCGGGGAGAGCGTCGCGCTTCTGCTTGGCGAGCGTGTCGAGGGAGACGACTTCGCGGCCGGCGGCGGCCTTCTTGCTGGTGGTCATGCTGTTCTCCTTGCGGGTGTAGCGGGTTGAGGCCCGGCAGACGCGACCCGCATGGCACGCCTGCCGGGAGATGGGGTTACGCCGCGGCCCAGGCCGGGTCGTTGGACAGCCACACCGCGATCTCCGGGGCGGTGTCCGCGTAGGCGGAGACCGTCATCGGCAGGGACACGGCGCCCGAGCGGGCCAGCGTGATCGAGTCGCGGTTGGTGACCTCGCCACGGGCGATGACCAGCCGGTTCTTGATGTCGCCGTCCACCCACTCCAGGCCGATGGCGCGCTCGTCGGGTGTCGGCGCCGCCGGGATGGACAGCTTGTGGACGCCAGTGGTGACGTCGGTCATCGTCGACGACGGGAAGTAGAGAGTGATCGTGCTGGTCTTCAGCTCGATCGCCGTGAAGCCCAGCGTCATGTCGACACCGGTGAGCACCTTCCGCACCGGGCTGAGGGACTGCCAGGCGTTGATGTCCTCGGTCTCCGTGCTGTAGGACATCTCCACGCCGTCGTCGGACAGGTAGCCGAGATCCACCCAGCCGGCCGCCCAGGCGGAGTCCAGATCGGACGGTGCGGTCGTGCCCTTCGGGGCGATGTAGATCGACCCGTTCAGCCCGACCCTTACGTTGTCGGCGTCGTTCGCCACGGGATGCCTCCAGGCATAGCGAGGACCCGCACGGCCAGCGCCGACGGGTGAATGGGAAAAAGGGGGGTGCGGGTTGGGTACTGCTATGCGGGGCGGACCACCAGGCTCATCACGAGCACATAGCGGGCAATGCCCGTGACCTGGTCCGGGAGCCAGACGAGACTGGTCTCCTCGACGCCGTAGATGCGGGCGCCGGGCCTGGTCGTGCCCTGAGCGGCCAGCAGGTGCGCGGACACGAGTGACGCCAGGTCGAACGCTTGGCCCTTCGTGGGTGCCAGGATGTCGATGTCGAGGCCCCGGTTCGCGGTTACGGCCTTGATGGCGGAACCGCCGCCCGGGCCGAGACTGACGGCCACGACGGGGAGATGCTCCGCCAGATCCTCCGGCCACTCGCTGCCGACCGTGACCGTGTTGTCGAGCACCTCGGCCAGGAGCCCGATGGCGACTTGCTCGACGTCCGGCATCGGGGCGACAGGCAGCATCATCGCCGCTTACGGCCCGTCTCGACTGCCGGCTCGGGCTGCGTCGGCTGCTCCTGTTGCGGCGCGACGGCTTCCGTCTCGCCGTTGGTGCTGGTCGCCTCGGTCGATCCGTGCTCGAGCACGCCTCCGTTGTCATAGCCGACCACCTCGGCGACGATCCCGTCACGGTGCAGCGCCTTCAGCGCCACGTCATCGACGTCGATCTCGTCGCCCGGCTTGTGATCGCCGTACCAGCTGGCGAGCCTGATTCGCGGCATCTTCAGCTCCTCATCGCGTCCAGTGCACGGCCCAGGACCCGCCACTTCGGTGAATGGCCCTCCTGGGGGCGCTCCTGCGACGTGTAGGGCCGGCCGGTGCCGAACTCCACCTGGACGGCATAGGCGACGTTCGCCGCAATCTCGCTGCGCCAGCCGAAGTTGCTGCGGACGAGCTTCGCCTCCAGGGACCGCTTGTAGTCCTGAGAGCGGGTCTCAACACCCCAGGTCGGGCCGCTGTAGGTCGGGGCCAGGGCTTCGGCGATCGACTTGCCCCGGGTGGCGATCGACAGCAGATAGCCCGCCAGTTCCGGGCTTGAAGCGATCTGCCGGTAGACGCGCCGGTCAAAAACGACACGGGCACGGGCCATCAGTCGACCTCCTTCAGCCTGGCCTCGACGTGATGCACCCCCGGCCCGAACGGATCGGGCCAGCGGCCGACCTTCCCCTCGACCTCCAGCGTCATGCCGTCGACCTCGATCCGGTCCGTCTCCAGCAGGTCCAGATCCATGCCCTCCGGGGTCTGGAGGTTCCATCCGGTGACGGTGGTCTGCCGGTCGTCGGTGTCTTCCTCGGACCGCACCGGGACGCCTGCGGGCTGAATGTTCACGCCGGTCACCGGGGTGCGTTCAGCGTTGCCCCAGTCGCGCTTCTTGTTGTGGTAGCGGTCCTCGACCAGAGGGGCGCGGACCCGCACAAACGACTGGTAGAACATCAAGGTCACGGGGCGTCACCCCGGTTCAGCTGGTACTTCTCCACTACAGACGTCCACTGCGCGGTGACACCGATCGACGCCTGCGCGCCGAAAGCGACGGACTGCCCGCCCACGGTCATCGACGTCAGCCCGGGCCGCACCGCGTACTGGGCGCGTGCCTGGTCCACTACAACCTCGGAGACGTCGTCGGGGATCGGCTCGTAACCGTGACTGAAGACGATGCCGATGCAGCGCAGCCGGTCCGGCCAACAACCGCCCACCCGTCGCAGGAAGCCGTCCGCCGACCAGTCGTAGTCGGTGCGGTACGCCAGGACGGTCCCGTCCAGCGTCAGCGAGGTGACCGCTGTGACCGGCGCCGCCGGAAGCAGCAGCGACTCCTTGCCGTTGCCGTCCAGCACGAGCGTGTCGTGTGCCACGAACGAGACGTAGTGCCGCACGGCCCCACGGAAACGGCTGGATGCCGCAGCCAGGGCCTGAAGGAGCTTGGCGTCACTGGCCGGGACACCCAGCCAGATCGCGAGATCCTCAGGGTCGGCGAGGTAGTCAGTCGTCGCCACCGCCCGCACCGCCCTTGTCTGCCGCGGCGGTCCGGGCCTTGTTGCTGGCGGCCCTCTTCTTGGCGGGCGCCTGGTCCGGCTCCGCCGGCTCCTCGGAGCTGTCCTGCTCCGGGGCGTCGAGGACACCGAGCCGCTTGGCGTCGTCTTCGTTGAGCTTCATGGTGGTCTTCACGCCGGACGGCGTGGTGACCTCGTACTTCTTCAGCGGTCCGCCCACGGCGGCCACCTCCATTCGTTCGTCGACGGGGATGGAGTCCGAGGCCGTGCCGCAGGCGGCGTGAGCGGCGCCGCACATGGGGCAGCAGCCTCGGACGGTCCGCGAGTTGACCAGCGTCACGGCGCGAGCAGACCAGCGGTCCGAAGCGCCGCAAGCAGACTGTTCACCTTGGTGCGCAGCGCCAGATAGTCCGCGCGCAACGCGTCGTACTCGGCCTTGGTCGGGGTGGCACCAGCAGCAACAACCGACGTGGCCGCAGCCGCGTCAGCAACCGCCGCCGCCTGCTTGCCCTCGCGAGCCGCTCCCGCACCCGGATTGAGGTACGCCATGTCAGCCTCCTCAGGCAGTCAGGTCGATCTCGACGAAAGCGTTGGGCTGGATCACGCCGAACGCGGCCCGCATCTCGGCGAGGATCGCGACCATGTTGCGGATGAAGAAATTCGCGTGGCTGTCCGAGATGGTGATGGACGCCTGCTCACGGTCCCACAGCACGGCCTTGCGGAAGTCGCCGACGTAGCCTGTGCCCGCGGGGACGGCCTCGGTCTCGATGACGGGCAGACCCCACAGGGTGCCGGCCGTACCCAGCCCGGACGGGCCGCCGAAGTAGTAGCGGGCCTCGTTGTCCTGCAGCAGGTCAATGGCCTCCAGGTCCGCCGGGTTGAACAGGTACGCGTTCGGCGTGGAGCGGCCGACGAGGCGCACCTTGGTGCGGGCCTTGCGGGTCGTGGTCAGCAGGTCGCTGTCGTAGGCCTGCGCCTGCACGCCCGAGACGTTGCCCAGACCTTCGAGGTTCTCGCCGGTGCCGTCACCGGCGACCATCTGGTCTTCGAGTTCCTCCTCCAGGCCGTAGCGGAGGAACGCGTCGATGATGGATCGGACCTGGGAGGCGTCCGACAGGGCCCGCTTGGTCAGCGGGATCCAGTGCGCGATCGTCCGCACCGGGGTCGTCACCTTCGCCCAGGCGAGCGCCGACTCCGGCTTCACGCCGTTGGCGGTGGTCATCGAGCCCGGGTCGGCCGTCGTCGTCGACTCCGGGACCGGGGCGGCGTTGTTGGTCTGCGACGTCTGCCGCACATACTCGATCGTGTCGCTGGTCGTGGTCAGGTTGGTGACCACGTCCCGCAGCCGCAGCGGGCGCTGGAACGCCATCTGCCCGACCTGCAGACCCAGCATCTGGTTGGTGACGAAAGCGCCGCCGGAGGTGTCCGACCCGCCGGTGACCAGTGCCTTGTACCCGACCGGCCGGGACTGCACCCGGTGGTCCTTGCCGAACACCCCGTTCGGGGCGGACTGCATCAGGCCCTGGAACTCTGCCGACTTGATGAAGGTCTCGCCCAGGGACGCCTTGGCGTCCGGGACGACGAGGCCCGAGGGGGTGCGGCGCTCGCCGGACGACTTCTCGTCGAGCTGGATCTCGTCGCCGAGGTCTGCCAGCGCCTGCCGCATCGTGGCGGAGGCCTTGGCGTTCTCCAGGCCGGTCTTGGCCTCGTTCGCCTTGGCCATGTGCTCGGTGACCTGCGTGCGCTCGTCGTCGGTGAAGTCGCGGCCCTCGTCGTCCGCCTTGGCGGCGATGGCCTGCGCCTGCAGCAGGTGGTGCTTGAGCTGGTTCTTCAGCTCCTCGGTCTTGTTCACGGCTCTCCTCAGTCCGTAAGCGTGGAGACCTCTGCCTCAAGGGCGGCGAGGTCGGCGTGCAGACGGAGCGAGGCGGGGCTCGGCCCGGCGGGCTGGTTGCCCTTGGCCTCAGGGGCTTCCTGAGGCGAGGCGTCAGCGGGCTGGGCAGGCGTGGCCTTCTCGGCGTCCTGCGATTCTTCACTGGAAGGGAGGGAGTCCAGCAGCTCCGTTGCCAGACGGGCGATGTCACGCACCCGCTGCTCGTTCTTCGCCGACAGCGTCCTGCCGGCCTTCATCCCGAGAGCCGCCTGAGCGGCGTCGAGAATCGCATCGGCCTCGCCCTGGGTGGCGTTGTGCAGGTCGATACGCAAGTTGGGGTGCGCTGCCGACTTCACGTCGATCAGTTCGGTGGCCTGGTTGGCGCCGATCAGCGTGGGGCCGACCTCGTAGAGCTTCAGCTTGCGCAGCTCGTAGTAGCCGGGGCCGTCCTTCTGCTCCACCCACGAGCCCTCTTCGATGTCGTAGGCGAAGGAGAACTGGGTGACCCTGCGGCCCTTCAGCAACCGGTACACCTGCGCGGCCTTGGTGCCAGGGTCGGTGTCGACGCGGGCCTTGACCCACAACCCCTCCGGGCGCTCCTCGGCCTCCAGGACTTCCCCGATGTGGTACTCGGGATCGTGGGACATGTGCGACCACAGGACCGGAATCGGGTCGCCGCGGCCCTTCCACTCGGCGAGGGTCTCGGCGAACGCCCCGGGGGAGATCTTGTCGCCGACGCTGTCCAGGTTGTAGGCGGCGACGATGGCTTCGAATACGCCCTCGTCGGTGCCTTCGTGGGTGCCCGCGGCCTTGATCCGCACCGGGCAGGATTTGATCCGCATGGTCACTCCGAATTCGAATACGTCAACAGACACCGGCAGTTCGCCGTCTCGGCCGCATCCCCGGTGCCGTCGCCGGGCCAGCGCAGGCCGTTTGAGAACAGGCCGTCGAGCGGCACGGTCTGCCCGTTCATGGACGCGTGCTGCGCGCGGGGATTGGCGCTGGTCGTCACCCACCGCTTGAAGCCCAGCCCGGACGCCTCGGCCGCGTCGTGGCCTCCGAACGACAGAGCCTCGGTGGCCGCCGTCTCGCTGCGCGTCAGCGCCGCCGCCGCCCACAGCGCGCCCGCGACCAGGAGGGCCGCGGCCAGGCCGCCCTCCTCGGGCGGCTGCTCCACCGCCTCCACGACCGCCGCCTCACCCGCGCCATCGTGGAGTTCGGCATGGTGCAGGGCGGCGGCCAGCAGCCACGGCTCCATCACATCCGCGGACCAGCCGTCCTCGGACGGATTGAACTCGTCGAGCACGGCGCGCGCGCCCGCGAGACCGAACCGGATCACGAAATCGGCTATCACCTTGGAGAACCGGGCCAGCCGGCCGGCACGCCCAGCCGCCCACCACGACCGCACGGATGCGGTGCTGCCCGGATCGGAGGCGATCAGGGAGGCGAACTCTTCCTCGGTCAGATCCCGTAGCGCCTGGGCGAACTCCTCGCGCAGGTCATCGAGCGATGGTTGTTCCGCTGGCTGCCCGGCCTTGGTGGATACCGGCCGGGCGAGCGCTTTTGGGACCGCGTCAGGCTCCGGTGCCGTGTCCCTCGGAGACGCCAGGCCGCCCTGAGTCACATTCAGCGGCACAATCAGATCGTCGCCGTTCTCGACAGCGGGCAGATTGTTGCGGGCCCGCGTCTCATTGACCGTCATCCACGGCCGGCCCGTCGCCGTCGACGCCGCAGCGGCCTGCTCCTCAAAGGAGCCGCGGAGCTTCGCGTCGATGTTGAACTCGCAGTACACGTCCCGGCTGTCCGCCAGATCAGGCAGGATCTGCGCCTGGATCTCCTGCGAGAACATCGCCATGTAGGGGCCGAGCGTGTCCTGGTACAGGTGGCTGTGCTGCTCCTTGATGTTGGAGTAGGTCGCGTGGTCGAGGATCCCGATCAGCGGCGGCGGGATGAAATACGCCGCCGCGCACTCCTCCCGGGTCAGCTTCCGCGCCTCGATGTACTGCGCCTGCTGCGGGTTGAAGCCGACCGGCTTATAGTCCATGCCGTCTTCAAGGATCGGCGTACCGCCCTCGCCGCCACCGCCCTGCGTGAACGACCGCCACATCTCCCGGAAACGGGCCTTCTCGCCGGGCCCCCAATCGGGTGCATCCGGGGGACGGACCAGCACACCAGTGTGCCGCGCGCCGCCCTTCCACATCGCCTGCCGCTGCTTCGCCGACTCCGCCGACTCCAGCAACAGATCCCGCAGCGACTCGATCGGCGACGTGCCGTGCGTCAGGGTCTCAGGCGTGTAGCCGTGGATGTGTACGACTTCCTCGGGGCCGAAGTCCCGGCCACCCGCCGTCTCGAAGTACTTCGGGGCGATCCAGTTGCCCTCGGCCGGCCGAATCAGCGTCGGCGGCACGGGCAGGACCCGCAGCTGCCCGTTCAGCCGAAGCTTGATCCCATAGAAGTCGTCATAGAGGGCATAGTCGGACACCATCCGCTCGATGAACCGGTACTGCGTCATGCGCGGCAGCGGCTCCGCCAGCAACTGCGCCAGCGGGTGGTCCGTCAGCCGCTCTCGGTCAGTGTCGCTGATCCGGCGGAACGTGTGGATGCCCACCTGTGCGATGTTCCGCGCCAGGAACGAGATCACCGTGCGGACCTGCGGCTGAGCCCGCCAGATCGCCTCGTACTCCCACGGCGCCGCCGAGATCGGCGCCGCCGAGAACATCGGCGTGACCCCGGCCCCCGTGATCGCCAGCTGCCCCGAACTGACCACGAACGCCATCAGCCACCCCCGCCCGGGAGCACCTGGATGAACTGAACGCGGGAGCGCTCGATGACCACTTCGCCATCGACCTTCTGCGGGGCCCGGCCGGCCTCCAGGAGTTCCACATCCCGCAGCACGAGCAGTGGGCCGCGCTTCGCCCACAGGATTCCGCTGAACGCCTTGTCGGCCAAGTTCACGACCACGCCCTTGCGTACTGCCGTGCGGCGCCATGCGAACATTTACGGCCTCCCCCCGGCCGCTACACGACCATGATTTCGTCCTCGTCCGCATACCGGGACTTCCGGCGCGGGGGCCTCGCGACGATCTCCGACATGGCCGTAGCCAGGGCGGACACGCCGTCGATCTTGTCTCCGCTGTTGGCCTTGTCGGGCTTCACGTTCCCGGCCGGGTCCATCGCCACAGCCAGGTTGTCCACGCACCAGCGGACCACCGGATGCCCGCCATGCCGCAGAGCCGGAGCCTGAGGCGTGCCCTGCAGCACCAGGCGCTGGATCTCCTTCATCACCGGGCTCATCGTCGCGAAGCCCTGCCGGACCTTGACCATCGGCGCCCGCTCGGACACCAGATCGTTCGTCAGCTGCGAGGCATTCCAGGGGTCGTAGCCGATGCTGCGGACCTTGAACTTGTCGCGGTCCCGCCGGATCTGCTCCTTGATGAAGTCGTAGTCCGCCACATTGCCCGGCGTCGCCACCAGATATCCCTGGCGCACCCACTTCGACGCGGCGCCGGCCGTGCGCTTATCCAGCGCCTTCAGGTTGTCCTCGGGCGTCCAGAACCGCCACAGCGCATCCAGGGTGCCCGACTCGTCGTCCGGGAAAAGCCAGCACAGCGCACACAAGTCGCTCGTGCTCGCCAGGTCCAGTCCGCCCCACGTCTCCCGGCCCGCCAGCGCCTCCTCGTCAACCAGCGCCGCATTGTTGTCCCAGGAGTCCATCGTCAAAAACCGCGTCGACTGCTTCGTGCGGATCCCCAGATGCAGGCGCAGGAACTTCGCCAAGTCGGCCGGAGACTGCTGCGCCTCCGCAGCAGCGCCCCGCAGATAGGCGGCCGACGGCGAGACGCCGTACCCGGGATTGGCCTTACGCCAGGTCGCCTCCGCATACGGGTCATCTGACTCGTCCGCGCCCCACACCACGCCGTAGGTGTCCGGATCGTGCAGCACCCTGCGCGCCAGCTGCTCCACGTACTGCCGCTTGCGGTCGTAGATCGACTCCTGCTTGCCGTCGTCCGCCGTCGTGATCGTGACCACGAGCGGCTGCCGGCGCGAGCCGGTGCCCGTCTCGATCGTCTCCACCAGATCGGGCGTCTTGTGGACGTGCAGCTCGTCGATGATGCCGCCATGCACGTTCGCACCGTGCATCGCCTCGGCGACCGACGAGACCACCGTGAAGTACGAACCCGAAGCCGGATGCGTGATCTTCTTCGTGAACGCCTTGACGTTCCCCTTCAGCGCCGGCGCCCGCTCCGCGATCAGCTTGATCGGATCGAAAGTGAAGCGGGCCTGCTTCTCCGACGTGGCCGCCGCATACACCTGCGCGCCCGGCTCCGAGTCCGCAGCCATCAGATAGACCGCGATGCCCCCGCTGAGCGTCGTCTTGCCGTTACGCCGCGGCACGTCCACATACAGCTTGCGCACGATCCGCGTGTAGCCCTCGGCCTCATCATCCCAGCGCACCCAGCCGAACACCGGCCCGATGATGTACGCCACCTGCCACGGATCCGGATCCAGCGGCTTGCCCGCCCACTTGCCCTGCGTATGCCGCAGCAGGTGAAAGCTCCGCAGCACCCGATCCACCCGGTCCGGATCGAACACCGCCCCCGGCGCCTCCCCCGGATTCGGGGTCTGCACCTTCGGCCGGCAGTCCGGCAGCGGGATCCCCCGGTCCTTCATGTACCAGGCGACCTCCGGGCTGATGCCCAGGTCAGCCGGATCCGGCGAACGGGTTCGCTTCGTCGCCATCGTCGCCCCCGCTTCGCGCCAGGGCCTGCTCCGTCGACGGCGTCAGACCGAAATGGGCCGCCCAGCTGCGCATCTCCCGGCCCGCGTTCCGCGCAATAGCCACCGCCGGATGCGCCAGAACACCCTGACGGGCCTCGATCGTCAGCCCTTCACGCTGCACCGTCTCCGACGCCGCCCGGAACGTCGCCCACGCCTCGCAGTACGCGGCCAGCGCCGCACGGTCCGACTCCTTCACCAGATCCAGCCTCGACAGCTCAGGCATCACCCGGTCCCACTCGTCGGCCGCCTCAGCACTCAGCCAGTCCGGAGCCGTCGGCGGGACCCGCTTGAACGCTGGACCGGGCTCGACCTTGCGGCCACCCGAGTCCCGGCCGGCCGAACGGCCCTGCAGGAGCTTCAGAGGTGCCGGCGTGGCGGCTTTGGCCATGACATCCCCCTATCGGCGAATTGAGCACGCGCCTTC